GATTTCACGACCATGTGCTCGGGCGGCTGGTCGGCGGTGAAGGGCGGGTTGAAGACGTGGAACGTCGAGATCGAAGGCTTCAACGACCAGGACGATGCCACGTTGGCGTCGATCGACTCGCGCAACTGGTCGCAGCTGGCGTCGAACGACCCGATCGGGATCACGCACACAACCGCCGTCGACGCCGGGGTCGCCTACTTCGGGTCCGGCCCCCTCGTCTCCGTGTACCCGCAAGGGCCTGAGGTGGGTGCCGCGGGGAAGCTGGCAGTGAAGTGGGCGGGCAACTCGCCTCTCGTCCGCGGCCAGGTCGCCGTGAACGGCGCGAAGACGACGACGGGGAACGGCACCACCCTCGACTTCGGGACCACCCCGACAACGTCGATGAAGGTGTACGGGGCGATCTGGGTGACCGCCATCACCGGCACCGGCACGCCGACGATCACCGTGAAGATCCAGTCGGACGACAACTCCGGCATGACCACCCCCACCGACCGGATCACGTTCACGGCGGCCACCGCTATCGGCGCCCAGTTCGCCACGCCGATCACGTTCGTGGCCGGCGAACGGTACTGGCGGATGGTGTGGACCGTGTCCGGGTCGAGTCCGGTGCTGACGACCGTCGGCATGATCGGCATCCAATAGGAAGGCGGGTCCAATGGCCCAGTACGTCATCATCAACCCGTACGTCCTCATCAACGCCGCGGACTACTCCGCGAACGTGAAGGCCGCCACGCTCGAAGTGTCCGTCGCCGAGCAGGACGGCACCGACGCTGCGTCGGCCGGCTGGACCGAAGTCATCCCCGGCCTCAAGACCGGGTCGCTCAAGCTCGAGCTGTACGACGACAAGGCCGCGGCGAACATCGACTCTCTCATCTGGCCGCTGCTCGGCACGAACGTCGCGTTCCAAGTCAACGCCGCCGGGTCGTCGACGACCACGTCGAACCCGAAGTACACGGGCACCGTCTGCATCTCGGGGACCACCGTCCTCGGCGGCGCCGTCGGCGACGTCGCCATGAACTCCGTCACCTGGCCCACCAGCGGCGCCGTCACCCGCGCGACCGCGTAGCCGGGTCGCCGCATGGCGATCAAGGCTGAGGGGCTGGCGGAACGTCAGGCGGCGCTCACGGACCTCATGGGCGAGATCCGTGCGGGGATGGTCGACGCCTCCAAAGAGGTCGTCGACCTCGTCGTCCCGCGCATCAAGTCGGCTGCGCCGTCCCGGTCGGGTCGGCTGGGCGAGTCGACGCGTGGGACGGCGCAGCCGAACACGGCCACGATCCGTGTCGGCAACGCGTCGACGCCGTATGCGGGGCCGATCATCTACGGGTGGCCGTCGCGGCCGAACCGGGCGAAGGGGTGGCGTGGCGGGCCGATCCGGCCGAACCCGTACCCCTACGACGTGCTCGAGCGTGAGAGCGACAACATCTACGCCCGCTACGAGAAGTGGTTCGACGACCGGCGCGGAAGGGTGTCTGACTGATGGCCCCTAAGCCGATCGTCATCAAGATCACAGGCGACGCCGACTCCTTGGAGAAGGAGATCGCGAAGGCCCGCGCCCAGCTCGACAAGCTCGAGACGTCGGTCGACAAGTCGTCGGACAGTCAGAAGCGGTTCGGTTCGGCGGTAGACGACGTCCGGGGCCGGCTGAGCAACCTGGCGTCGGAGTTCACGGGCCGGCTCGGCCCGGCCGGTGAGGTCGCCCAGTCGAAGATCGACGGCATTCTCACGACCCTGTCGAAGGTGTCGCCAGTCGCGATCGGCGCCGCAGCCGGCGTCGCTGTCGCCGCTGCTGGATTCGCGAAGCTCGCACAGGTGTCGGTCGACTACTTCGTCGACCTCGGTGAACAGACCCGCAAGTTCCAGGCCGCGACCGGGGCGACCGCCGAGTTCGGGTCGGTGTTCGTCGACATGGCGAACGACCTCGGCGTCGGGTCGGAGACCGCCACGTCGGCGATGGCCCGCCTTGCTAAGCAGGCGGGGACGAACGAAGAGAAGCTCAACGAGTTCGGTGTGACCGTTGTCCGCACAGCGGACGGCAACGTGGACATGGCGGCCACGTTGGGCAGCGTCGCCGACGCGTTCGTCCGCACGACCGACCCGGCGGAACGGGCCGCACTGGGCACGTTCGCGTTCGGGAAGTCGTGGCGGGAGATGGTGCCGCTCCTGGCCGGCGGGTCGCAGGGCCTCGCCGACGCTGCGGAGGAAGCGGAGAAGCTGGGACGAGTCATGTCCCAGGACAACGTCGACGCGGCGTTCGAGCTTCAACAGTCGATGGTCGACCTGAACGACAGCTTCGACGGGATGAAGTTGCAGATCGGCGGGGCGATCGTCCCGCTGCTCGCCGACGCAGCGCAGGGCGCCACCTGGCTGAACGAGAAGATCGACGGACTCACCCAAGGGTTCCTCGACTTTGGCACGGCCGCTGAGGCGGCAATCACCGGCATCCCGTTTGTCGGCCCCGCCCTCCAGGGCTTGGCGGCGTTGGGCGACATCGTCAAGGACACCGGCGACAAGACGAAAGAAGCCGCGGCTGCGTCGACGGAGTTCTCCGACGCGACTGCCGAGCAGACCGACGCCCAGGCTGAGGCTCAGGCCGCGACCGAGGCGAACGAGCAGGCGGTCGCCGACTACGAGCAGCGTCTGATCGCCGGGAAGAAGGCGCAAGACGACTTTACGAACGCCGTCCTCGGCTCCGCCAGCGCCAGCCTCAACCTCGAGCAGCAGCAGTTGAACACGTCGACGTCGCTCGAGGACTACCGGGTGAAGTCCGAGGCTGCGAAAGTCGCGACCGATCAATACGGCGTCGGGTCGGGTGAGGCGACGAAGGCGAACCAAGCGCTGTCGCAGCAGACGATCGACACGAAGGAACAGATCCTCCGGGCTGCCGGGGCAGCAGTGGAGGCGGCGGCGAACAACGCCGAGATGGGCGGCTCATCGCTCGACGCTGGCGGCAAGGCGCTCGTCCAGCGTGACTACCTGGTGGAACTGGCGGGGACGTTGACGCCAGGCAGCCCGTTGCGGGTGTGGCTTGATGCCTACATCGGCCAGCTCAACAACGTGCCCGCTGCGAAGAACACCACGGTCCGCACCACCTACGAGACGGTGTACACGACGTACGGCAGCCCTAACCACGGCTTCGACATTGCTGCGGAGACGGGCCACGCCTACGCGAAGGGCGGCCCGCTCAAGGCTGGCGTCCCTGCACTCGTCGGTGAGGAAGGCCCCGAGATCATCGTCCCCACCGCGAACGGTTTCGTTCACACCGCCAGCGAAACGAAGTCGATGCTGTCCGAAGGCGGCACGGCGCTCGGCGGTGGCGGCGTGGTCATCAACATCAGCGGCGTGGTGGGCGACAAAGACGCGGTGATCGGGTGGGTCCATGAAGGGCTCCGCCAGTACGACTCGGCGAGGCGGACTTCATGAGCTTGCAGATCGGCCGCATCGGGCTGGCGACCGCCAGCGGCGGCGACGGCTACACCCTCGACGACCCCCGCACGATCAGCCAGAACGGCAACACCGTCCAACTCGAAGGCGCCGTGACAGGCACCACCACCGCCCTCCTCTGGCTGCGAGACCAGATCCTCGGCTTGGTCGGCCCGTCAGCCGAGAAGGTTGTGCCGGTCAGGTTCTCGACGACGTCGCCGCTCGACGGCTTCTACCGGGTTGTAGACGCCAGCTTCGAGGACCCGCCCGGCGGGTTGGGTGCGTCGGGGTCGACGAACTGGGCGTTCTGGCAGGTCGCCCTCGAACGGGTCACCGACTGGCTGTCGCCCCGCGTCGACGCCTTCTCCGTGTACGGCCTCATCGACAACGGCGTCAGCATCACCGCCACCACGTCGTACCTGTTCGCGCCGCCCGACATCACCCAATGGTCGCGGTCACGCACCGCGCTACGGACCACCTCCGACGGCGCCTCCGAAGTGTCCGTAGACACGGCATCGAGCTCTGCCGGCGGCGCGGTCCTCTACCCCACCTACACGGTGCCGATCGCCTCCTATTACAAGGGCGGGGCGAGGGTCTACTACGACCCGGCCGACGACGGCACACAACGTCTCGTCATCGGCCGCAAAGGGTTCACGTCCCGCCTCGACGACCTACAGATCACAAACGGTCTGGTGCGGGTCACGTTCTCAGCCGACGCGGTTTCGGCGTCGTGGTACAGCGGAGATAACGGCGTCGCCGGCACCTGGGAGTCGGCGGTCACGTTCTACGTGACCGCCGGGGCGTTGGGGAACGTCACGGCCGACACTGCCACCGTCATCCACAACACTCCCGAATCGGTCACGGTCCGCTACCAGGGCCACACCGCCGTCGGTCTCGGCACCGGCTACTTCCAGACGATCGACATCTCGATCCGGCGGGGCAGCCGCACCGTGTCCTGCTACGCGCAGGCGTCCGCCACCGCCCAGTGGCGGTTCGGGATCAACTCCGGGCCTGCCATGACCGCAGTCGGCACCCCCACGATCAGGTACACGTCGAACGACGCCGACGGCAACCGCCTGTTCCTCACCTCGACGCAAGGGTCGGGGGACACGACGAACAAGCGGGTCGGGAACCCGACGGCCCGCGCCGACTTCAACTTCGGGTTCGGGTTCGAGCTCGGCGGGTCAGGCTCGAGCGGGTCGGCTGCGATCACCGACCAGATCCAGGACTACTTCAACCCGGTCACGACAACCGAACGGGTCGCGACGCTGTGACCGTCTACGAGAGAGTCCAAGCGCAGGGGCAGTGGGACCTCAAGCTCCGAGAAGGCACCCCCACCTCGTTGCTCGCCGGGTTCGTCCCGTTCAGCCACATCGTCGTCCTTCAAGGCCGGGTGCGGCCGGGGACGCTGAACGACACGTTCGTCGAGTCCTCCGCGCTCTACACCGGGGTCGTGTTGAAGCTCCCCGGCCGGTCGCTCACGATCGGCGGCGCCGGGTTGGGCTGGTGGTTGGGCGACGGCGACGGCCAAGGCGCCATCCTCGAAGTGGCGGTCCTGTCCGGTGGTGCGTCGCTGTCCGACTGGGTCGGCACGATCTGTCCCGACAGCCTCGTCACCGGAACCATCACCTCACCCGGCGGCGTCGTCGCCGGCAACTACCAGTGGGTGACCGCCCGCACCGCCCTCGACGCCATCTGCGACGCGTTCGGCGTCGAGTGGCGCATCACCCCAGGGTTCGAGCTCGACGTCGGCACCGCAGCCACCCTCTACGGGTCGACGCCAGTGGCGATCACGTTGCCCCGCGGCGGCGGAGACGACATCGCCCTCCCCGGCCTCGAAGGGCTAGCCATCGTCGAACGCGAATACGACGACTTCTCGACGAAGGTGATCGTGTCCGGCCCCGGCGGTCGGGCGTCGGCGGGTGGCGCTCACGCCTCCTACAAGGACGGCCAGGGCAACGCTGTCACCCTCGTCCGCCTCGTCGACTCGCCGTCGACGGCGCCCGGCACCGAATCGACCACCGCGACGAACTTGTTGAACCTGTGGGGCGCAGCCGTCGGGCAGAGGTCGATCAGCGTGCAAGCCGCCCGGTATGGGATCACCCACTACGTCGCGGCCGGCGCCTACCTGTACCTGTACGACCCCGAGTTCGGCATGTACGACACCGGCAACCAGGTGTGGCACCAGGGCATCTTGACGTTCCCGATTTCGGTGCGGGTCATGGGCGTCCGCTGGCCCGTCGAGGAAGGCATGGGCGTCTACTACCGCTACTGGAACGGCGCCTCGTTCAGCTACACCGACCTCACCCCCTACGTCGAGTTCGAGTCCGGGTCCGCCCAGCTGGAGATCAACTGATGGTCTACCGGCCGTTGCACAACCCTTCGACGTCGTCGCCCGACGCCCAACAGTTCCGCATGGCAGCGTGGGCGACGTACACGCCGTCGTGGACGTCGGGCGGGTCGGCGCCGTCGCTGGGGAACGGCACCACCGTCGGCGGCTACCGCCGCGAAGGAACCACGTTGCACACCCGTGGCCAGTTGAACGTCGGGTCGACGTCGACGGTCGGGACCGGCGAGATGCGCCTGTCGTTGCCGTCGGGGCTGACAACGTCGGCTGCCCAGTACCAGGTGGTGGCGGCGTTCGTGTACGACGACTCGGGCGGCGTCCTCTACCGGGGCATCGGCGTCGCCGAACCATCCT